GACGCAGCTCGAAGACATCGACGAAGATTTTGGTTTCGGGAGCGACCAGCTCTCGGCGGACTTCGTAGTAGTAACCGATCAAGGTGGGCAAGAAGATTCCGACGGGCAGCTAGAAGACGCTGACGAGGACTTTGGCTTTTCGTTCGGCCCACTCCAACCTGACGACCAAGGCGCGCAAGAACTTCCCGTTCCCGAGGAACCGGAAGATGAAGCGTTTGGTTTTGACACATCCATACAAGATGATGTTGTAGTTGCTGCTGATCAGATATGGACGGAAGACGCCAGCAGCCAGCTTGAAGATACCGACGAAGACTTCGGGATCACGCTTGACCCCCTGCCAGACGACAACGACGTCGCTGTTACGCGCGCGGACGACGCTGATACCCAGCTTGAGGATACCGACGAAGACTACGGCGTAACGGCCGGGCCACTACAAGACGACGACCAAGGCGCCCAAGAGTTTGCGCCACCAGAAGAACTGGAAGATGAGTCGTTCGGGTTTGACGTATCCATACAAGACGACGCTGTCGTAACCCAAGATCAGATATGGGCTGAAGATGCCTCGTTGCAATTCGAGGAACCTGACGAGGATTTTGGTAATTACAACGTCCCGCTGTCCGATGACTTCTTTTCGGATATGGGCGGCCAAGATGACGCCGCCGACCAGCTTGAAGATGTAGACGAGGACTACGGCTGGTACGACGTCCCGCTGGCCGATGACAACGAAGTCGCCGTTGCCCGGGTAGAAGATGCGTCCGGGGTCTTTGAAGAACCCGACGAAGACTTCGGCGCGTATGCAGCGCCGTTGGCCGATGACTTTACGTCGGACGCGGGCGGCCAAGACGATGCCGCTGACCAACTGGAGGACTTCGATGAAGACTACGGCGTCTACGTTGCTCCACTGGCAGACGATAATGACCTCGCTGCCGCACTGTCTGACGACGCCGCGGATCAGCTCGAAGACATCGACGAAGACTACGGCGTCTATGCCGGGCCACTACAGGACGACGACCAAGGGGCGCAGGAGTTCACCCCGGCGGAAGAGCCAGAAGATGAGCCGTTCGGGTTTGATATACCGCCAATCCCAGACGCGCTGGTTGTCCAGTCCAATCAGGTCTTTGTTGAAGATGCTTCAAACCTTGCTGAAATAATCGAAGACGCTGGCGACGACCAGCTGCAGGACTTCAACGACCGCCCGCTGCCCGACGACTTTGTAATACCCAACGTCTGCCTGTTTGACCCAGCGATATTCGACCCGGAGATTTTCCAAGGCTGCCCAGTCACAGACACAACTCGTAGGCCCAAGCGCGCGGGCAGGCTACGCCTCGCCGGTGGGGCAGTGGCGCACGTTCGCGGCGTCGCAGCAAGCTGGCGCGGGTCGATTGTTCATGCATACGGGAAGACCGGCAGCCCGGTGGTGTTCGTCGGGCCGGTCTACGTAGCCACGCAGCTCCCGCCGATGGCGGTGGCAATACCCACACTGACAGCGACGGAACGTATCCCCCGGCAAATCCTGCCGCAGGCGGCAACGGCTTCCCCCGGGTCAGTGCGGGCAGCGTACACGCTGGGCAAGGTAGAGGTTCATTACGGCACCAGAGGCGACGCCGGGGCGCTCGCGCACGTACCAGTGGCATTGGGCGGGGTCTCGGCCAAGGGCGGCGCGGTAGCCCGACCAGATGGTGTCGAGGCTACTTATGAAGTTGAAGAGGAATTCGGCGTCTGGGGTATCCAGAACCCGTCCCCGGAAGAATTGGTAAATGTCATCATGAGCGTATTGAAAGGAAAACCATGACCATCACACATAAAAAAGTAACTGCTGTATCCAACAACACCCACTACGACGTTGGATCACTCGCTTGGAATGACGACCACACCATGCTGGTGGCGGCTAATTCCATTGTGGGGAATAACACGGGATCGACGGCTAGCGCGCTGGAGTTAACGGTCCCACAAGTATGGACAATGCTTGGTGCCTACCCGCCAGCATACTTCAACACGTCAAGTCTTTCTCTGGTACAGAAAACAATGGCGTCGCCGCCTACGGTTGGCGCGGCCACGGGAACAAGTGGAATTGCAAGCGGAAGATTCTTTTGCGCTGGCAGTGAAAGCTTTAACCTAGATTCATACGCTCACAACGAGGGGTATTGGTTTACTCCAATAAAGGGCGCAATAGATACAAGTACCCCAATCGGGTACAACCTAAATTACAAAAACGTAACAACCGATAACGGCCCAACGTATGGCGCTAATAATTTTGGTGCCATCTTTTGTGTGTCATGCACACAATTTGAGATTGTATTCCAAGCAAATAGCACTCCCTATCTGATGAAGATTGACGGGGAATACGTGTCTACGAGCGTTACCACGACGGGCGGAAGTGCGGCAGACGTATTCTTTAAATACACCTTTGCGTCTTACGGTACGCATAGAGTTGAATTCTTCGGATTCGACGTTGGATTCCGAGGTGTTGTTGTAGACGCGACCGGAACCGTGTTTAGAGATTATCCGCGCGGCCCCAGAGTCATAATAATGGGCGATAGCTTTGTTGGTTACGACAAAATTGCCGACAATATTGCGCAAGCATTTACGGATGCGACAGGATGGGAAGACGTTTGGTCTAGTGGGGTTGGCGGGACTGGATACTTGGCGACGAATGGCGGAACCCGTCCCACCTTTAGAGATCGGGTTGTGCACGATGTAATCAACTACAGCCCAGACATCGTAATAATTCTTGGGATTGTAAACGATATATTCAGCACACCATCATTGGTTATTGCAGAGGCAAATACTCTTTACGCTCAATTGAGGGCCGCCCTTCCGAACGCAAAGATATATGCCGCCCCTAACGGGAGTTCCGGACCCAATGCTTACGCATCAGAAGTGTGGGCCATTTTAGACGGGTTGAGCAGTGCGTGTACTGCCAACAACATTACATGGATCAACCTGCTATCCCTTCCGCTTCCGACCACGACGCCAGCTACTGGAAAACTGAATTCGGGCAATAACGCCGGAACCGCAGGGGCAACTGGTATTAGCCTTTGGGGTTCTGCGTCAACCATTGGTGTTCCGAAATCAAATTGCACGATAGAGATTGGAACCGGAGCAACCAGAGAGCGAGTTTACGTTACCTCCTTTAGCCAAACCGGCACCGGAACCGGACCGCACGGACCGGGAGAGCCGCTATATAACGTCAAGTTCGACGGCACGTTGCAACATACCCACGCCGCGCTTGAGGACTGGAAAATAGTCGGAAATGGGCTATGGACCGGACATGGCAATGCGGGCGCAACGACGGGATTTGGAAACTGCGATGTTCTGGTTTCGGCAGATGGGTTACATCCATCCGCAGAAGGGCGAAAGTCAATTGGAAGGGCTTTGGCTGTTGCGGTTATGAGTGATATTTCAAACTAAGGAGCATTAAATGGCCGGTCAAGGATTACTTGACAACTCTATGATTCTCTTATATGAAGTAACTTATTGGAGGTACACATGGCTGCGTTCACACCAATCTCACCCGGCGGGACATACATACTGGCCGTAACCAACGTATCGGCTACGGCGTATACGCTCCCGGCGAAACCCACGACCGTCCGTATTTTCAATGCTGGTACCAATACAGCGTTCATCGAAATCGGCGGAGTCGTGGCCACCATCCCTGTGGGTGGAACCCCCGGCAGCATGCCTCTGGCCCCCGGCGCCGGTACCATCCCACTGCTTTTGGAGAAAGGTCAGTCGACCACCATCTCCGTAATTTCATCTGTTGGAACAACCACACTCTACGTGACGATCGGTCACGGAGATACTGTTGGTTGAAACGTATTCTGGAAAGCAAACAAGCTATGCCAGTCACCGTTAAGGAGCTGTAAATGCGCTACGAAGATTTCTCTGCAAACCTGATTCGTGTCGGAGCAGGCAAGGGCGTCCCCGCCGTGGGAGCTGGCCTGTCTTCCGTCATCAGTGCCTCCCTGACCCCCGGCGCTGTCGGTGCGTCAGCTACCGCTGACCAGACCGGCTTCACTGTCCCCGGCGTTCAGGCGTCGGACATTGTTACCGCAGTGCGGTATCCGACCCAAGCCGCCACGTGGATTACGAAATGCACCCCCACCGCCAATGACACGCTGACGATTACCTTCTCAGCCAATGCTACCGGTGGGACGCCGACCGCTGGGACTTACACCTTCTTGGTGTTGAAGACCCAGTGATAAAGACAACCCCAGAAGAAGTGAAGATGCTCATGCAGCTCTCCAGACAGTACCCAGAGTTTGTAGCTCTGGTCGCTCGCTGGCGGACCGCGGAGCTGGAAGCGCTTCCTTATGGTCGAGATCAACTGGACGTGATGAGAGGTCGCGTCCAGACCCTGACGGAAATGCAGGGCATGTTCACCTCTTCTAAACCTTAGCAGCACGCAAGGAGAAAATGTAATGAGTCTACCCGCCCAGATACAAGCGCAAGTCGAAGAAGCCAAGAACATCATCGAGCAGCATTATGGTGTGCCCGAAGGTGACGAGGCTGGAACGGCTAAACCGGACGAAACCCCGGAGCAAGTACCTGAGCAAAAACCAAGTAGCGAGCCTGCCGCGACTCAGCAGGCTGAAGACGAAAACAGTGAGACCTACGCGCAGCGGTGGCGCTCTCTGCAGGGTATTTACAACTCCCAAGTTGGTACCTTGAAGAGCGAGAACGCGCAGCTGCAAGGTCGGCTGTCGCAACTGGAGCAGCTCATCTCGAGCCTGCCCGCGAGCCAACCGGCTCAGACGCAAGCACAACCTCAGCAACAAGTTCCAAGGTTCTTGACCGAGAAGGACAGCGAAGAATACGGGGCCGACATGATCGACCTCGTTCGCCGGACGACACGGGAAGAGCTTCTACCGTTTGTGGGCGCACTCGAAGCGCTTCGGGCGGAGTTGGGGACTGTCCGCGGAGTTGTGCCGCAAGTGCAGCAGATTGCTGTGCAGCAGCGACAAACTAAGGATGATCAGTTCTTCGACGCGTTGACCCAACGTTTACCCGCTTGGCGCCAAGCGAACAATGACCCGCGTTTCCACGCGTGGCTGTTGGCCGCTGACCCGGCAACCGGAATAACGAGGCAGACGTATTTGGAGGACGCCCATCATTCGCATGATGTCGGGCGTGTTGCGTATATCTTCGAGACTTGGATGCAATTGGAAGGGGTTCCAACCAAACAGCCTTCTTCAACTGGGCCGAATCCAGCCAAATCCGAACTTGAAAAACAGGTAGCTCCCGGCAGGACTGTGAGCACTGTACCCGTCAGCACTTCGTCGCAGGGGAAAACATGGACTCGCGCAGAGATCATGGACTTCTACAACAAGAAGCTGCAGGGTGGATTCAAGGGGAATGAGGCGGAGTACGCCCGCATTGAGAAGGACATTTTCCTCGCGCAGCGCGAAGGCAGAATTGCCGGAGAGGCTGCATAATGTTTAGGAGATTTTCATGCCATTTCCCGTAGCTGGCGGTGGAGCAAATTACACCGGCAATTTCATTCCCGAACTGTGGTCCAGCAAACTGATCGTCAATTTCTATGACGCGACTGTTCTGGCCGCAATTTCCAACACCGACTATGAAGGTGAGATCAAGCAGTACGGCGACAAGGTGAATATCCGCACCACGCCGGAACTCACCATCCGTGACTACCAGAAGAACATGCAGCTGCAGCTTGAGCGCCCGGACAAACCGAAGCTCGCGCTGAACATCGACCAAGGTGATTACTTCGCCGCAGTCGAAGACGACGTGGACAAGATTCAATCCGACGTCAACCTGCTGGATGGCTGGTCCCGTGATGCCTCCGAGCGCATGAAGATCAAGATCGACCAGAAAGTGCTGACTGGCATGATCCCGTCTATCTCTTCACTGAACTCCGGAGCCACTGCTGGCCGCATCAGCGGCAACGTGAACTTGGGCGCTACTGGTACTCCTGTCCAAATCACCAAGACGAACATCATCGACTACATCGTCGACGTTGGTCAGGTGTTGGACGAAGCCAATACGCCCGAGTCTGATCGCTGGATGATCATCCCCGCGTGGATGGCTGGCATGATCAAGAAGTCCGACGTGAAGGACACGTCTCTGTCCGGGGATAGCGTTACCCCCCTGCGGAACGGCCGTCTGGGCATGCTCGATCGCTTCACCCTCTACGTGAGCCACAACCTGAACAAGGTTACTGACACCGGTAACCAAGCGTTCTCCGTTCTGGCTGGCCACAAGATGGGCCTGACCTTCGCGTCGCAGATGACCAACATGGAATCGCTCCGGGCGGAATCTACGTTCGGCACGATCATCCGTGGGCTCCAAGTGTACGGCTACGCAGTTGTGAAGCCGGAAGCTCTGGCCCGTCTGTACGTCCGTCAGTAACCCGTTCAGCCACTACAGGAGATTTGAAACATGGCTAACTTTATTCTTGATCAAAAAGGCCGCCTGCTGAACACGGTTTTTTCCAGTGTTCGGGGTGACGGCGCCATCGGCGGAAATGAGCTGATTGAGGTTACTATCGACCTGTCTCAGGTAGGTAGCGGCACCTCACTCACGAGCCTTGGCACGCAGTCTTCCTTCCCGAACTCCGGTCTCGGGCTGGCGGCTGCGGACACCATCGACGTGGCAGTCCTGCCGTACAACTTCCAAATCCAGTCCGTGCAGCTCATTGCTGATACGAACGCGCCTACGCCTGACGTCATCCCTTCCGGGGTGACTGGTGCTGGTGCGGCTGGAACTCTGACTGCTTTGACGTACAGTCTGGGTCGGTTCCACGTTGCGGCAACTGACCGGTCTACTTCGCAGAACCCGACTGGCTTTACGGGCGCTGCGACGACCTATGCCAACGCGCAAAACTTGGTGGCTGCTTCGGCAATGAACGCTTCGTCTCTGATCTACACGACAGCGACGGACTTCCTGCCGTACATCACCCCGGCTTCGTCTGGTTCTCTGGAAACGTCGGCGGGCTTCTACGTGCTGCGTTGGACGGTTGGTACCATCACCGGTACTGCGACCAACCTACGGGCTGGCCGCTTCCGTTACCGCATCAACGGAGCTGCGTTCAACATGTAACAAACCCGGGGGGCTTCGGCCCCCCTGTCACTAGGAGAGTTGCATGGCAGATCGTTACCTTCTGCATAAGCCGTCTGGGGTGGTGTACATATGGCAGTCTGTGTACGCCTCGAACCCGGACTTCATTGAATGCGCCGATCTAAGCGGTGAGCTACTGCCTGACCCCGACGCAGAGCTGCACGACCCCATGCCAAACGCACCTGCGAAGCGCAGGAAGAAGCGCGAAGCCCCGGGGCTGCAGGAACCTGAACCGTTTGTTGTTATTGCTCCAGACCCAGTTGAAGACAAAGACAGCCTGCTCCTGAGTGATGAGCTGGACCAGCTCCTATCGGCTGAAGCGAGTAAAGGCTTGCCGTGAGCTTCACCGCTGCAGATGTGATTGCCAGTGTGCGGATTGACGTCAACGATTCCACGGTGCCATATCGCCAGAGCGACGCGAACATCCTCAACATGGTGAATCGCACCGTGAAGCGGATAAGCGTGCTGCGCCCGGACTTGTTTGCCACCATCGTTCCGTTCACTTGCGCTGCTGGCGTCACCCAGACGATGCCAGCCAACAGCATGCGTTTGATCGACGTGCTATGGAGCACGACTGGACAGATGAATGTCAACGAGGTTGACCGCGACGCCATGGACTTGATGTTCGGGTCGTGGGAGTTTGCGTCTCCAGACAACGCCACCGACTGGATGCGGGACACGCGGAACCCGAACGTGTTCTATGTGTACCCACCGTCCAGTAATTCACAGGTGCTGCAGATTGAGTACGCCAAGTCCCCGACGACATATGTCCTTGGTGACACAGTTGAGTTACCGGATGCGTACTTCCCGATCGTAGTAGACGGAACTGTGGCTGTGTACGAAGGCGTCGACGATGAGAGCATCGGGACCGGCCGCGCCAAGGAACGCCAGACACAGTTCATGGAAGCTCTTGGCATGACCATCAAATCGAAAGATGTCACTGATACGCGCCCGGGTGGCCAAGATGATACACAGCAGGCTGCGCCTCCGCAGCAGCAAGGGGGTCAGTAATGCAGAAGTTTCAAG